ATCGCCAGACCAGCGGCCGGGACTGCTGTAGCAGCAGCCGTGGCCGAGCCGGTGCCAGATACCGTGGCATCTCCTGCGGCCGCCGTGGCCGTCGTGGCGACGATTGCCGAACCAGCCGCCGAGACTGCGGCCGCGCCTGCCGCCGCCGTGGCGGTGGCGGGTGCGAGGCCGGTGGCCGTGGCCGAGACCGTGGCCGCGCCAGCAGCTGCGGTCGCAGACGCAGCGGCGATGGCCGCCCCGACCGCCGAGACCGTGGCTACGCCTGCCGCCGCGACCGGGTCGGCCGATTGCACGTTGCCGCCGGTCGAGCCGACGCCCGACACGGTCGCGACGCCCGCCGCAGCGGTCGCTGTCGAGGCGGCGGTGGACGCGCCGACGCTGGATACCGTGGCAGAGCCTGCCGCCGCGATCGGATCCGCAGCCTGCACCGAGCCTGCGGTCGAGCCGACTGCCGAGACCGTGGCAGAGCCTGCCGCCGCGACCGGGTCAGCCGCCGCGATTGACGATCCGACCGCCGAGACGGTTGCGGTGCCCGCCGCCGGGACTGCGCCCGCCGATCCAGCCGCCGCGCTGTGCCCCAGCAGCGGCGAGAACAGGAACGAGAGGCCGCTGATCGGCTTCGCCGCCGCCTGCTGCGCGAACAGCGCCGATCCTGGCGTCCTGACGCGCAGCATGGCTCAGTCTCCGATCAGCGGGGGGCGGTTGGCGTATGGATGGTCAGCGGCGAGGCGGATGCCCCACTTCCAGGAGAGGTAGCCCTCGACGCGCTGCAAATCGCCAAGGGACAAAACGCTGCCAATGACTGCGTGCTCGTATTGCTCGCCTAGAAAATCGAACGATTGGATTGGCGCAGATGTGCTATCTGCCCGAGCGCCGATAGAGGAAAGATTCGTCCCGGCTTGCCTTGCGAACACATCGCTTGCGACAACTGTTCTCGCTTGCCCATTCAGCCGTGCTTGATAGCTGCTGTTTGCAGTGTTGGAAACGCCATCGAATGTCCAGATGAATATTTCTGGGTTCGTGGTCGTTGCATCCGCAATGCCACGCATGACTAGCGTCGTCGGATTGATCTGGATTCCGTCTCCAAAAGTGCGCGGCTGGTATCCTGGAAGCACTGCTGGATTAATCAATCCAAAATCAGCAAATCTTGACACCGACGTGTCCCGGTACGAACAAACCGTGGCGAGGCCAGATGCTGGAATGCCGCTGGACCTGTAACAACAGACGATGGTCTTTACCCCAGTCGCCCAATTGCTAGCGGACGCCAAAACCTTTCCACCAGATGCGGTAAAATTGCCTGCCCATTTTCCGGTCGGCTGCTCTTGCGGCGCTGGCTTATAGGCGTTTGTTGACTGCGAGAAGTCTCTGCCATTCCCGCTTTTGTCGCGGATGATATTTATTCCGCTGCCATCTGCGCCAACTGTCGAGAGATCGCTGAAGTCATGCCAAGAAAGCCAGGGCAACACCTCCGGCGTCCACAGCCGCCCCTGGATGACCGCGCTGTCGTAGTCCGAGAGCCCGCGCGGCATCAGACCGTCTCTTCAGACCATGACCGGACGTAGAGTTCGTTTCCAGACGCCGCGAGCGTCACGCCGCTGTTGTTGATGATGCTCAAGCGCAGCGAGAACGGCGGCAGGTTGGCCTTCTGGATGCCGACCTTTGCAGATGCGCCAGAGGTCAGCGCAAACTGGACGATCTCGCCGCCGATCTTGTCGGAGGTGTCTGTGCCGTCGTTGATGGTTACGCGGATCGAGACAGAGCCGCCGGTCGAAGGCGTGATCGAGCCGAGCTTGAGGGTCAGGATCGCATACGGGTCTTTGTTCGTGGAGTTGTCGTAGGTGACGACCGACGACTCCGAGCCGTTCGCCAGCGAATTGGCAACGGTCGAGAGGATGTTGGAGGATCGCGTCCTCGGCGTGGTGTACTGAATCGAGGGCATCACCGACCTCCCCGCGCCAGGCCAACCGCCCGCGCGTCAACCGTCACACCGTGCGCCTCGGCCCACGACGGATGCCGGGTGCGCCGCGAGAGCGCCAGCAGCGCCTCGCCCTCGGCGGGCTGAAGGATCCGACCGGCGACCAGCACCTCGAGCTGCGCGCGGGCCGATGGCCGCGACAGGTCGAGGCCGGAGCCCCGGATCAGTTCCAAGCCCCACCGGACCACCGGCGTTGTTTCGGCCAGCACCTCCAGGGCGTCGAGGAACGTCGCGCCGGCGGTCGGCCCAAGCGCATCGAGGATCGAGCCGATACCGAGCTGCGTTTTCTCCCAGGTCTCGACCGCCGGGAGCGTCGGGTCGGGCTCGTTGAGCGCGGCCGCAGCCGCCCAATCTGGCAGGTCCGCGAGGTCGGGCTGGGCGAGGCGGTCGGCGAGCGTCATGAGATGCCTCGCAGGATTTCGAGCGTTGCCTCGGTCTCGGCGATCTCGTCATCGAGCACGCCGACGCGCTCCGCGTCGCCGTTGCGGTCAGCCGTCGCCCGTGCAGAGTTGAGCGTGGAAAGGCGGTTCTGCGCGAGATGGATCAGATCATCGATGGACATCAGAACAGGACCACCAATTCCTGCGTGACCGTAGAGAGATGCGACTGGAGCAGGATCACGTCGTACTTGTCAGACCCGTCAATCGCGGCGAAAGCCGCCATGCGCTGACCGATTGCGGCACCGCCAGACTGCAAGAAGTCGGTCGAAACATGCGGCGAAAGCACTCGGTTCTTAGCGTCAAACCGGTAGATCTGGTTCACCTGCGAGGCGACGTAGATGTTCATATAGGTGAACCGGCCTTCGCTCCCGTATGGCGCATAGCATCCAGTCGTGCCCGCGCCCGTTGCGTTCTGCGCGCCGTCGTAGGTGATCGCACCCGTCCATGTGCCGGTGATCGTGTTCGCGATGTCGAGGACATCGAGCGTCACTGCGCCGCCACGAAAGAAGTAGTTGAAGCTGTGGCGAGCGTTGCGCGCGGGATCGGGCTGGATGCCGAACGATGGAGCCCACAAGCACCCCGCCGCATTCGCAGCAGGACCAGCGGCGAAATACGCCGTGGACCACGCATTCGCCGTGATGCTGTTCGTGCCGTTGTTGATGGTCGCATCGGTGTAGTTGTAGGTGTAGGTCGTCGTGTTGCCGCTGGTCCGCAGCACGATCAGGTTGGGCTGCTCGATGACGTATTTCGCGGACGAAGACGGCTGCGTAGTCCAAGCGGTGCCAAGCGTGTAGACCGGGCTTGCACCAGCCGTGTGGGAAGCGATGATGCGCCGTTGCCCGACCGCTGCGGGGGTCACCGTATCCTGCACGATGCGGATCTGGAAGTTGCGGTATTCGTTCGCCGCGACGACCGCATCTCCTCCGGTAGCCTGCCCAGTCAGCGTCGATGCAGCAGAGGCTGTAGCGGTCAACGCTTTCCTCGACACGAGGTTCGTGTCGTAGGTGAACGTGCCCTTAATCATGCCCTCGCCGGGCTCGCAGTCGTGGGGCGTGTACTGCTCGTCCATGACGAGCAGCGCGCTATCGGTGCCGATAGTTGCGGCCAGATTGGTCGTCGTCAGGTTCGCGAACGTGTTCGTGGCTACCTCGTAGCTGCGCCAGGACGCCGCCGCGAGCGCGCCGCTCGACAGCATGATGACGCGGCCCGACAGAAGCTCGTATCGCGCGCCGCTCGCGGGCGTGAACGTGAACGCATTGTCCACGGTGATCGTCGGCGTCGTGCCAGCGGTGTTGCCGACGATGAAGCGTTCCTCGACCTTGCCCGCCGTGGTGTCGGTGATGCGAATCTTGAATCCGTAGTCTCCCGAGCCGCCACGGTTCGCGAGCATGTTCAAGCCGACAGCCGTGCCGAGCGCGGTCGAGAGCGTGAACGATGTCGTGGTCGCTCCAGCGGCGATGGTGCCGACAGCGGCGAAGCTGGGAACAAATGCCATTGCCGCGCCAGCCGCAACACCAGCGACGCCGGGGTTGACAGTCAACTGCCACGCTTTCGTGACGATGTTGTATCGGTTCAGCACGGTCGTGCTGATGAGGTTCTGGACGAACGGATGACGCGAAACGTCGCTCCGCATGTCGCAGCACATCATCGTACCGGCAGCGTGCGCGTTTGGCGACGGCGACGACTGGACCCATTCGAGCCTGTCGATCACCTTCTTGAACGAATTGGGCATCTGAAGACCTCAGGTAATGCAGGCGCGGACGTTCGCGCGCCAGGATGCGCGAGCCATCGCGCGGGCCATGATCTGCGGCTGTTCGTTGCCGAATGCGGCGATGTTGCTGACAGAGGTCACCGTCGTGACCGTCGTGACCGTCGTGATCGTGCCGCTCTCGACAATTGCCGTGCTTCGCTGTCGCTGCTGCGATCTGTCGTAGCCGCGCGGCGAAACCAGCATCTGATAGATGCGATTCAGCATCCACCAGAGGCTCGCATCCTGAGTCGGAAGCGGCGCAGTCTCCGACACATCCGAGACCGTCTTCGCATCATCCGCGCCAGCGAAGGTCGCCAGCCCGACGACCTGCACCTGCGCGGTCTCGCCGCTGTAGCTGACCTCGCGGCTGGCCGCTTTCGCGCCCGAACCTGGGGTGATCGCGACGTTATCGGCCATGGTCAGTCCTCGGTGACGACGGTTCCGGCGTTGATGCGCGGCGTCACGCCGTTACCGCAGACGATGGACGGGCTCAGAGCGCCCTTATACAGCAGCTTCGTCGCGCCGCTGCTCGCCACGCCGATGCCGAAATGCGTCGCGGTGCCAGACCCGCCAGTGCCCGCCGGGAAATCGACGTTGGCGGCGAAAGCCACCGCGTTGGCGGTCACCGTGAAATTGCCGCTGGTGCGAGCAAGCTGCACGCGCGCGTAGCTGGTGTAGGCGATTTCGCTGGTGGACTGCGTCCCCGCTTCTCCAGGGTCCGCGCTATGCAGCGAAATGAACAAGTTTCCCGCCGTGCTTGAGCCGCGCAGGCCCGTGGCGTCGCCGATGTTGGCGGCGTTCGTATTCTGGAAAACGAGCAGTAGGAGGTCGTTTTCCCAGTCGTTGGTCTTGCTCATCTAGGATCTCCATCCGTTCATCCAGCCGCCGCGCGCTGGCCGCACGAAAGCTGGTCGAGGCGCTGGCCTCGGGGCCGGTGGCGGGGCTGGCTGTTCCGCCGGTTGATCGA